TTCTCCAGCTTTACGCCAGTTTCCGCTTTCGATCAAATGCAAAGGGACTCCGCTAAGTGCGGCGCATTGGCGATTGATCAATTCTTCTTCGCTCATTTCTCCATTATCAAAATGCAGAAGAGGTAAATTATAACGAGCGCAAGCTTTTGTAGTAAAATCTAAACAGAACTGCGTTTTGCCAACACCTGAACGAGCGACAACGACTGTAATGTTTCCCGGTCTAAGCAGCGATCCATACATACCTTGAAGTTTTGGATGCGGGCCTTCATAACCGAATTGATCAATTGGATTGTTACCTCTTTCTTCGATAAGATCTTCCATCTTATCATAAATATTTACAGGTCTATCTACTCCTGTTTCATAAAGATTGATTTGACCGTTATAGATTTCATCCGCTGTTTGGATGATTCCAGCGTAATCAGTCGAAGAAGGAAGAGAGCGCATCTTCTTGCCGATATCAGAACAGCAGGAATGTATCTCTCGTCTCATTGTGAACTTCTTAAGTTCTTTTGCTGTAGACGAAACGGTATCTTTAGCAATTTTACGGAGAGATAAAGATTGAATATAATCTAAAGGCTCTATATTGTCTTCAAATGATATTCCTAAACTTTTAACACGTTGTGTTAAAACTATATCGTCTATCGTCTCTCCATTCTCGACGGCTTGTTTTAGTACTTTAAAAAGAGTACGATTAATTTTAGAACCTTCATTCCAAAAATCTTTTTCTGAAATGAAGGCCGATATTTCTAAATACTTTTCTGGATACTTAAGCAATCCAGCCAGCAACTGTGTTTCTAACTCGTAAGAGAAGATCATTCTTCCAGAGAATACGCTTACTCGTTGTCCATGTCAATGCTTTCTTCGTTATTTTCGGCTTCAATTAAATATTTTTCTAAAGCTTTTCTTAGACCCATCTCTACGATGGAGCTTGCAACTTTAGTATAAATTACTGGACAGCCATCCTGCGAAACGTAAGCAACTATAAAGCCTTTAGACGAATCATCCGATCCAGTGAACTCAAAGAATTTATTAAAATAATTCTCGGGTATTTTAAAATTTTTGAAATTTTCCGAGTTTTGTTCTTTTTTCATTTATTATTATAATATTACACCTTGAGATTCAAATAAAGAAGTTGTGACTTCTTCGTTTTCAAAAATCGTAACAAGAATTATACCATTCTTTTCGCAGAAAATCTCTTTTTTTCTGTCTCTTTTTAATTGATGCAGAAAATTAATCTTATCAGAATGAAAGAATTCAATGTATTTTTGATGTTGTCTACCTTGAACTTCTATGGCTATTTTTTTATTAGCATTATAAAAGTCCAAGGACAGACGAGTACCAACTACAGGAAACTCTTCGAATACAATACTGCGAGACCAATATTTATATAAAAAGTCTTTAACTTTTTTTTGCAACTTGCTTCTACTTGAAGAATCCCAATCTATTAAATAGTTCTTTAAGTTTTTACAACGTTTTTTTTTGTTATTCAGCGTCAGAAATTCCATTTGAGAAATTTAGTATGTTATCACTAATGTATTTAAATAGATATTTCTTTAAAGGTACGTTCTCGTTTATCAAAGATTCAAACTTAGCAGTGCCTTGAATCTTTTCAGGAAAATCATTAAAGCCAGCTTCTTTCAAAATATTGAGAAAGTCTTCGTCAAAATTAATCCAAGCTCCCTTTTGTTCTGCGAAGCCCCACATTAAAAGAAAATCAAATATTTCCTTTTCGATCCAATTAGAAGTGCCGTTCTTTCTTCCGTATCTGATTGGATATCTAATAACAGAATTAGTTTTTTCGTTAGGAGATTTCTTTACGGTAACTCTTACGATGTGACCAGTATATGGATTTTTATATTCGTCGTAATTAGCTTTTTCATCTTGAAGGATAAGATCGCCCTTGAATCTAGGATCAAACTCTACAATCCAGTTAGCGAAATGTAACAAAGCATTTCCGCCTGTGGCAGTTGTTTGGCGAATTGGCACTCTGCTATATGGATCAAGTTTAATGTCAGCACGAACTTGAGAAATGAATACGGCAATATGTCCACGCTTTTGTAAAGCGATGGATAAACGCTTCATAAGGTCAGCAGCAATGACTGCTCCACCAGCAACCTTCTGAGACTCTTCAAAAGTTTTATCCAAATCGCCTTTTCTAATGAGGCCATCTACAGAATCAAGAAGGAAAAAATATCTGAGATTTTCGTCATTCTTAAGAACAAGCTCTCGAAACGCATCAAATACAGTTTCATGAATATTACATTCAAAAACAAAACAAGTCCCTTCTACCCATTCATCAGCAGAAAATACAAATTTAATGCCTGACCGCTCAACCATTTCTTTGCCGAGTCGTCCTTCAGCTTTGATGTAAAAACCTTTTCTTTTGGTAGGTTGATCCAAGAAATTCTTCATGAATTGAAGAGCGCAACTCGTCTTTCCGCCTTCGTTAACGCCAATGAATCGATGAAGGCCAGTCGTTAAACCTCCTCCTAATTTATAATCAAATAAAAGGCTTCCACTTGAAACGCGATATTCAATTGTTTCTTCAAAATTGTAATGAGAGTCTTTGTTTGATTTTAAAAAACTGCTCATTTGCTCTTGCGACGTTAAGATCTTACTTTGTTGTACTTCTTCTTTTTCTTTCTTTTTCATTTTAAAAAGTCTTTCAGTGATTTCGGTTTCTTTGTTGTATTATAATCTTCTCCAACTTTATCTCCAAGCTTTATTTCTTCTTTAATTGTTTCTGGTTGAAAATGAAACTCTTGATACTTTAATCTTAGATATTCCGCTTCAATATTAATATAAATAGCTAAAGAAGGAACAGTTTTTAATTGAGTTTTCTTCCAAAAATCTTTATTTGGATATTTTGTAATTAACTTTTTAAAAAGTGCATTCTCCTTTTTCCAGAACAGATTATTGTTCTGAATAGGAAACACGACTCTTTCAATAACGTCGGAAGGGTAAAAATCTTTTATCCTTTTTCTAGGTTTTTTTATTTTTGGAACTTCTTCCATGCTTATGGACGATACATCAAGCTTTGCAGATGTCAACGAAAAAAACCGCTGGTTGCCCAGCGGTTGTTCAGCGGTTGTTAATTTGATTTGTTTATGCTGTTTTTGAATTGAAAGTTGGGCTTTGTAGACCTGGATTTTTTGGAGCCGCCGCTTCTTGTTCGGCTTTTAGTTTTTCATCAATTTTAATTCCTTCGTTCATAAGGTGTGGATTTATTTCTCCAGTTGAAGGAGCGGGTTCTTGAGGAAATACTGGGATTTGAGCAGCTTCAGACTTTTCATCTTCTGGTGTTTCTCCAGCTTCTTTCTTACCTTCTTCATTTAGCTTTCCTTTTTTTTGCATGTTTTTTAGAATAGCTTTTTGAAGTGCTGGAGGTAGAGTTTTTTGTTTTTCTGTCAACTGACCAGCCATTTCAGTGAGCATCGAGCGACTCTTCATATATGACATTCCGCACATGTATTTAGCGTCACTCGTACTCATTCCGGCAGTGTTGATCAAAGATTCGTCTTTGAGCATACACTCGCTCATATATTCGTTATGCATTTCCGCTTCATCTTCCTCCATTATGTTAGAGATGGAGACTTCAGCGATAAAGTTTTTATTATCGAATTTTAAATTTGATTTCATGTTATTTATTACCTTCTAGGATTTTGATTTGATCTATTGTTTTTGTTAAAATGTCACCTTTTTTGAAATTAGCTCCATCGTTAATAACTTCATAAGCAATTATTTTTCCCATGTCATCAGGAAGATCTTTAATTTCTTTAACGATTCCTTCGCTATTATAATGTTTGCATGAAGTGTTAATGTTTAGAATTCTCATTCCAGCTTCAATTACATTTTTATCTTCTTCTGCTTTTTGAGAATATATAAGATAATTATAAATAGAAAATAAGTAATCCTCCATTAAAGTAATTTTGCTTTGAACCCAAGGTTCAATCTCTTCAGACATCTTCGGGTTTGCGCGGAGTTTATCAAGCAAATCTTTAGAATAGTCTGAAATATAAGCCAATTGAGCCATTGCCATTTCGGCAACTTCTTCACTTATATCTTCGGATTGAGTTTCGGTTTCTTCAGTAATTTCTTCGGCTTGAGTTAGGTGAGGAGCTAATTTTAAAAGATCAGATTCTTCCCACAATGTAATTCCATCCCATTGGTGAATCACATCATCAATAGAGCCTCTTGAGGTATAATCTGTTACGGATTTTTTAGACTCCCACATCTTGCAAGACCAATAATTAGCTTTCCAACGAGGGCCGGGGCTTGTGTCGCATTTCATACGAGCGCGAAAACTTTTTCTGCGAGCAGGGTCATCGCGTTTAATTTCCATGTTTGGATCGCCAAAATTAACTTTTACAATGTTGCCTTTCTCGTTTTTAACATAAACAGAAAACTTCTTTGGCCCTTTAGACGTTCTAAAAGGCTTGTTTAAAGTTTTCTTATCTTTTGACCCTCGAATTTCACTGCTAAAATTAACTGATATATTCATTTTTAAATTATTTAAGAGTTAACAAATGTTTAATTAGCAGTTTGATTGTAATGTTCATACTATTGCGTTAAAATTAATTACACTAATTTAATGA